CTCTATGGTATCCCTGCTTCATTAGGTCGTTTCTAATGTCTTGGTTCGAAGCTGCTGGTAACTTTCTTTCTTCTGCTCAAGGCCAAGCTGGTATGGCCTTGGGTGGTAAGATCTATTCTTCTTGGCAATCTCGTGAGAATTTCAAAGACCAATCTCATTTTGCTGAAGAAATGAGTAATACGTCTATCACTCGTCGCGTTCAGGATTTATTACGTGCTGGTCTTAATCCTATACTCGCCGCTCAGGATGGTGCATCTACTCCACAAACTCAATTTGGTCAAGTTGGTGATTTCACTGATGTCGCTAATTCTGTTCAAAGTGCTTCTCGCCTCTCAAAGGAGCGTGAATTAATTCAGGCTCAAATTGAAAATCTTACTGCTCAAACTGATGCTACTCGTCAGAATGCTAATAAGTCAGTCCAAGAAACCCTTGGCGTTCAAATTGAGAATGAAACTAAGACTGCTAACCTTAAATTATTGGCTGAAGATTTGTTACTTCGTCGCGCCCAGCTCGAGGCTCTCGAAACAACTACACAGTCTAATAAGTATGGTCAAGTTCGCGAAGGCCTCGAAGCTGATCTTTATACCAAGTATCCTTGGTTGCTTAATGTTGAAAAAGGTGCTGATGTTATTGATAAAGCATCTCAAATTATTAAGCCCGGTACTGTCATTCGTGATGTTATTGGTGATAAAGCTCCAAAATATGATCGCAAAGATTCCAAGTCTTGGCGTTCTTCTGATCCTGTTGATCGTTCAGATCAACGTAAACCCCCCGCTCGTCATAGAAGGTAATCATTATGTCTAAACATGCTATTTGCTTCAAAAACTCACCGCGTCTTACTGAGCAACATCACATTTCCAAGTGTGATATTCGGCGTATTGTTAAATCTGCCAACAAAACCGGCATGATTGACCATTATGCTTCTGGTGCTGCTTACCAAGATATGCTCGACATTCCCGATTTTAAATCGGCTATGGATCGTATCGCTCAGGCGAAGTCTACCTTCGCTTCTATGCCCGCTAAGATTCGTTCTAAGTTCCAGAATGATCCTGCTCGCTTTGTCGAGTACTGTCTCTCTGAGGCTACCCCCAACGAAGCCCTCGTCAAACTTGGTCTTGCTAATCCTGTTGCAAAGCCTGAATCTAAGTCTGAGGCAAATCCTGAGGCCTGAAATCCTTTCAGGCTGAGGGATTTGCCCTAGGGGGGCGGTACTACTACCGCCCCCCTTTTCTTTTGGCTATACTGCCAATTTTAGCCCTTCTGGCTCACCCCGCACCTCGCGGGGTTTTTTATGCCCGTTTTCGGGCTATGCAGGAACAATTTCTACTTGATGTAATTGTTCCTGCTGACACCAACGGGGTTTTTTCCCCTTGTGTCCCCCCTCTTATATCCTTACAATTATTATTGTTAATATTTTATTATTTCGCGTGCGTTTTCCGCGCGTGTTCTGTATTATTTATTTACTACGGGTTGATACCTAGTTATTTATGGAATATATTCAAGTTATTATTTTTATCGCTCAGATCATTGTTCTAGCCACTGGAGGCTGCCCCCATGATGAAACGTCAAAAAGTCCCTCGCAAGAAGTCTCAGAAGTCGTTCCACAAGTCAGCCAAGAGCCGCCATCCGTTCAATGCTCCGATGGCTGCTAAATTCGCGCTCCGCGGTGGAATTCGGATGTAATTTGCCCCCATGGGCTGTTATTTCCCTCTCGACGCTTGGCAACGTAAAGCGGGCTGCAAGCCCGTTTTTAAGTTTAAGCCCGGTTACACTAAGCTCCAGTTACCTTGTGGTCGCTGTATCGGCTGTCGTCTTGAACGCTCTCGTCAATGGGCTATGCGCTGTGTCCATGAATCTTCTCTTCATGATCAAAATTGCTTTTTAACTCTTACTTTCGCTGATAATCCTGTCTCCTTGCGCAAATCAGTCTTTCAGAAGTTTATGAAACGTCTGCGCAAGGCTATAGATCCCGTCAAAATTAAGTACTTCATGTGTGGTGAATATGGTGAACAATTTGACCGTCCTCATTTCCATGCTTGTATATTTGGTTGGTCTCCCCCTGATCTTGAACTGCTTTCTTCAAAGAATGGCATCCTTCTGTACAAGTCCGAGTTTCTCTCTAAGGTCTGGGGTCATGGTTTCGTTACTGTTGGCGATGTTACTTTTGAGTCCGCTGCTTATGTGGCACGCTATGTGATGAAGAAGATCACTGGTGACTCTGCCCAGGAGCATTATGAGTATGTTGATGAAACTGGTGAAGTTATTGACCGCCTCCCTGAATATTGCTGTATGTCTCGCCGCCCTGCTATCGCTGCTGAATGGTACGACATTTATCGTCGAGATCTTGAAAAGGACTTTATTACTCTCCGTGGCTCAAAGATGCGCCCCCCTCGCTTTTATGACAAACTTCTCCATAGACACGACCCTGATCGTCATGCTATGGTTAAAGAGTCTCGTAAGGCTAAAGCCTTACAGAACACTGACAACTCTCCCGAGCGGTTGAAAGTGAAACACTCAATTAAGACTCGGAAACTTACTAAACTTAAACGAGGTTTTTATGAAATTTGAAATGATCGCTGTCTATGATTCAAAAGTTAAAATCTACGGTCGCCCGCTTTTTTTGCCAACTCTTGATATGGTTGATCGTTACGCTCAGCGCGTCCTTGCTGATGCTGACTCTGATATTGCTCGTTGGCCTGCTGATTACACTCTTTTCCACCTCGGTTCTTATGATGATTCTGATGGTTCTATTGAACTTCTCAGTACTCCCCATTCATTGCTTCGTTTTCACGAAGTGCGTTTGACAATTCCACGTGGAATTGAAGATGCTGTTCCGGGTGATACTTTCCCTGCTTCTGGTACTACTTCAGCCCGTGTACTTTCACCACTTAATGGGGTTTCCAAATGAACCCTTATCAGCTTAGTCATCCTGCTCATACTGAATACCTGAATCTTGTTCATGTTGTTGATTATCTTCACAATATGACTGATGCTGACCAATATGCTTTCTTGCAACGCCTGAATGATGTTGGTCTTGATTTTATCCAGCGTCATTATGACGATTCCTTTCGACTTAAATATGCGGAGTAATTTACTATGCGTTCTGTAATGAATCACGATTTCTCAAAAATCCCTTCTGTTGATATTCCCCGTTCTGCTTTTGAACGGTCTCATGGTCTCAAGACTACTTTCAATTCTGGTTACCTTGTTCCTATTTTTCTTGACGAAGCTTTGCCAGGTGATACATTCAATCTGAATGCGCACGGCTTTGTTCGTATGGCCACCCCTTTGTACCCTGTTATGGATAACCTCCATTTGGAAACTTTCTTCTTCTTTGTTCCTAAACGCCTGTTATGGGATAACTTCCAGCGTATGATGGGTGAACAAGATAATCCGGATGATTCTGTAGATTTCGAAATTCCTGTTCTTACTGCTGCCGATTCAAACCCGGCTACTTCTTTCCAATTTGGTTCTCAGTCTCTTTATGATTATTACGGTCTCCCCACTCTGGTTAATGTTCGTGAAACTGATAACATCAATGCGCTCCCTTTGCGCGCTTATAACCTTATTTGGAATCAGTGGTTCCGTGATCAAAATCTTCAGGACTCTGTTCCGTTTGTTAAGACGGACGGTCCAGATCCATATGATGACTACACGCTGTTACGCCGTGGGAAGCGCCATGATTATTTTACTTCTTGCCTTCCATGGCCTCAGAAGGGTGCTGATGTTACTCTACCCTTAGGTACTTCTGCCCCTATTACTGGTTTAGGTATGGAAGGACAGACATATGCGCTTGCAAATCAGGCTGCATATGAAACAGACGGCACAGGTTCTACTAACTATTTAACTGCTGGCTTTTCAAGTACTGGTGGTAATCGTTTGGTAGTTGAACAAGATCCCAATAATGCTGGTTTTCCTAATATTCGCGCTGATCTTTCTGCTGCTACTGCTGCTACTATTTCACAGTTCCGTGAAGCTCTCCAGTTGCAAGTTCTTTATGAAAGAGATGCTCGCGGTGGTACTCGTTACACTGAGATTATCCGTTCTCATTTCGGCGTAGTCTCTGATGATGCTCGTCTCCAGCGTCCTGAATATCTGGGCGGTGGTTCTGCTCGTATTAACATTAATCCCATTGCTGCCACTGCTAACACTGCAAATAGCGGTATTAACTATCCTGTTGGTTCTCTTGGTGGCATGGCTGTTGGTAATTTCAACCAACACGGCTTTACAAAGTCTTTCACTGAACACGGCTATGTAATCGGCTTTGCTAATGTTCGTGCTGATATTACATACCAACAAGGCCTTAATAAACTTTGGTCTCGCCGTGATAAGCTCGACTTCTACTGGCCTGCTCTCGCTCAACTTGGTGAACAAGTCGTCTACAACAAGGAAATTTTCTTTCAAGGTATCGCTGCTGGTACTGATGATGAGGGTGCCTTTGGTTACCAAGAGCGTTATGCAGAGTATCGTTATAAGCCTTCACAGATTACTGGCTTTTATCGTTCCAATTCTGTCGCTCCGTTGGATGCTTGGCACTTTTCTCAAGAATTCGCTAATCTCCCTGTTCTTGGTGATACGTTTATTCAGGATAATCCCCCTGTAGATCGCGTACTCGCTGTTGCTCAAACTGCTGATACTCCACAGTTTATTGGCGATTTTTATTTTGATTTCCGTGCGGTTCGTGCTATGCCACTCTATGGTATCCCTGCTTCATTAGGTCGTTTCTAATGTCTTGGTTCGAAGCTGCTGGTAACTTTCTTTCTTCTGCTCAAGGCCAAGCTGGTATGGCCTTGGGTGGTAAGATCTATTCTTC